CTCCCTCTCGTGTGTGGAGAGTTGTGACATGATAGGTTTATCGTCAGCTGACAATAAGGCTTTAATTAACAACAGGTTACTGTGTTGTTGATTCTTATTGTTTGCACGTTGAGGGCCATGCCCTCAATAGGGGCCACACCCCCAGACCCCCTAGTTGTGGACGAGCTAGGGTACCCTGCACGGTAATAAGCTAGTTACGGCTAGTGTCCAAGAGTGTCTCGTGGTGTAACAGACTACGCTGTGCAGCAGGCAGTAACATGGCAGGCCAACTTGAGAGTTGGATGTATCCACCCGCGATGGTGGGGCGGGGGAACAGGGTTGCCGGTCAACCCTGTACAAAACTAAAAACCGGGCAGTTGTGGTCTGCACCTCCACTTTCTCCATCTTTTCTTTTCTATCATGGTCGCAATTATAGAAATTAGTGTGTTATGTGGTATTGCAGTACCAGCTTCAGCCTGGATTGTCAATACCCTACTTGAAATTATCAATCATAACAATGCTCTCGAAGAGATAGTCAATGCCGAGAACGATGTTCCTATTGGAGTTATGCTCACTAATGGTCCAGACGTTCTCGAAGTGGATAACCCCCAACCTGTGGTGGTGTTAGGGGAAAGACCAGAAAATGAACCACCACAACCTAATGTCAACCCCGCTGGAGCTATGGTTGAAGGGGAGCCTAATGCAGTTAATCATCGACTCATTTCAGTTACCCCTAGAGACCCCGTGCAAGATGCAAGACACCGTCGAGTCAGGAGAAGGTACACAGTACCTTTCGTGGCCAAGGTGGTCGCGCACTGCAAACTCCGGTTTCCCTGTCCTGAACACCAACCCACGTTAGAAAATAAACTAGCAGCTGCCAGGCATGCAGAGAAGTTTATGACTGAATGGGGGGTGCACCCAGGAGATCAAGCCAGGCTACTACCCCGTATTAAGGTTGCAGTATTTGCTCCCAGTGATGAGGAGATATTTTCTTCTGACCTGGAGCGAAGCTGGATCAACCAATGGCGTAGGCGTCGGGCCACTCATGGAACACGTTTCTGGGACTTGTTCCTTCCCTGGAGAACTGACATAACTCCATCATACTAGGGGTGCCTTGTCCGCATGCAGGGATTGTCTCACAATAACATTGTTGATGATAATCGGTTGGTTCTGCATAAAGGATGGGGTGTTCCACGGGTTAGATCACTGTACATAATTGAGGGTGTACATCCATATGGTCGAAGCCTGTGTATCAACAATCCAGACCTCAACACATTAGCTACCAGCTTATCCACCCGTCTCCTCTTCTGCAACATCGATGGTGTACTACAACCCCCCCTTCGGGTCGATCGAATCCTACTGATACGGAGGTTGCAAGCGTTTAGGAGAAAGCTTCTTGAGGTTGTTGTCCCAAGTTCCCCATTGTCCCCTGATGATTTCAGCGCGTTGTACAAGGGCCGACGTAAGACGATATACCAGCAAGCAGCTTGCACCTATGCAGTTGATGGAGTTAAAGAGAGAGATGCACGGTTAAGTGGGTTTGTGAAATGTGAAAAGGTCTCATCAACCTCAGACCCGCGTGGCATTCAACCACGCAGACCAATATACAATGTTGGAGTAGGACGCTATCTTAAACACAATGAGAAGCGGATCTACAGGGCTATTGGTCAAGTTTGGGAAGATGAGATAACGGTGGTAAAAGGATACAACGTTCAAAAGGTTGGAAGTATTCTTGTTGAGAAATGGGAGAGTTTTTCTTCACCAGTTGCAATTGGTTTAGACGCTAAAAGGTTTGACATGCATGTGTCACTTGAAGCACTGGAGTGGGAGCACAGCATCTATAATGCCATGTTCAGATCACAGGAACTAGCTCGACTCTTACGCTATCAGTTAAACAACCGTGGAAAAGGTTATTGTTCCGACGGGTCTGTTAGCTACAAGATGCGCGGGCGACGATGTTCTGGTGATATGAATACAGCTCTAGGGAACTGTTTGCTCATGTGTGCGATGGTGTACTCATGGGTACAAAACCTTGGCATCAGAGCTAAACTAATGAATAATGGTGATGATTGTACAGTTATAATGGAGAGCTGTCACACAAACCTCTTCGTCGAGGGACTACAGGCTTATTTTGAAGGCTTTGGCTTCAGAATGACCCTAGAAAAACCGGTGTATTGTATACACGAAATTGAATTTTGTCAAATGCACTTGGTTACCACCATTAATGGCCCTCTAATGGTGCGTAACTTCAACAAGAGCAGGGAAAAAGATTCAATGAGCATAATTCCATTGAGTAATAGGAAGGTGTTCGAGAAGTGGATCCATGCCGTGGGAGAAGGGGGATTAGCTCTAACGAGTGGCGTCCCTGTCATGCAAGAGTTGTACAAAATGTACATGAGGCATGGCAAACCTTCAAAAATGCGCAGCAGTCTACAATTCGAAACTGGAGCGAAAATGCTTGCCAAGGGATTACTTCCAAAGGAGTCCCCCATTAGCACAGAAGCAAGAGTAACGTTTCACCAGGCCTTTGGTGTCACTCCCACCGAACAAATCATACTTGAGAGTTATTATGCTCAATACACCATGAACTACGAGGTTAGGGCCATTGATAATTTTTATCAAATTAAGCCATGCCCTCTCTAAGAACAGCTGAACACCCAGGTGGCATAAAGTTTCATGGTAAATACTGTGGCCCAGGTTGGTCAGATGGTAGGCGACAATCCAGCGTTGTGGGTTCCGCTCCACCTGAAGATGAACTTGACGCTCTGTGCAAGCAACATGATGCGGCATATGCCAATGGTTCTGATCAAGCTCAGGCTGATAGAACCCTTGTTTACGAAGCCCCCTTATCCATCAAGGGTGTAATAATCAAGGGTGCAGTTGGCGCTCAGTTAGCCATTAGAGAAACATCAAGGTTCATCACCGGTTATGATATTTTACAAGATATGACGAAGAAACAAAACAAACCCACCACCTCCAAGCCGACAGCAAGAAGTCGAGCATATAAACAACTTGAAGTGAAGACGGCTGCCCCTGTTGCTGTAGCCACCCGAAAGTCTGGGTCATCTCCTCGCATCCTCAATGGACCTAGAGGAAACCAGACAATCACACACAGGCAGTTACTCGGACCAATCAACTGCGCCTCATCCTTTTCCGCTTCTGCAATCCCTCTCAACCCAGGACTGTCTCGAACATTCCCATGGTTGTCCAAGATCGCCAGAGGCTACGAAAAATATAGGTTCAGACGCATTAGTGTCGAATATCGCCCTGTGTGCGCTACGAGCATTCCAGGTGTTGTTATGTATAGTATTGATTTTGATCCTTGTGATCCTCTTCCTACAACGAAAGCTGCCCACAGTCAATCAGTGCCGAACACTGAGAACAACGCATGGATGGTCAATACCTTGACCGTTCCGCCGAGTAGTGAATGGCGTTTCGTTAGGGCTGCCACTCTAGCCCCAAACTTGGATCTGAAAACATATGACTGTGGCCAGATCATAACGAGTACGTGCTATGGCAATGATACGATCACGGGAGAGCTCTGGATAGACTATACTGTGGAGCTTCGGAACCCGACCGAGGCTGTTATTGATGGATGTAAAGTGTTTGGTAGTGGCAGTGTCACAGATCCATTTAATAGTGGGTATGTGCAAGGCCAGGCCCCACCATGCACCATCTCTTCCCCAACCACACTAACCTTCGACACCCCGGGCGATTACATAATCTCCTGGTCAGTAGTGACTACCACTACAGGCACTATGACCCTTACACCAGGTAATGGAGGTTCCATAGGAACATCAACTATCGCTGGGCAAACCACTGTAGGAATTAGAGTTGTTTCCCTCAACGTTACAACTCCAGGATTTGTGTTAACCGCGACTGCCACATCACTGAATTCAAGCACGTCCAACAATTCAAGGATGTGGATAGTGAGAGCTGACACTTCAGCTGTTTAGATATGCGATGACAAGAAAAGGCAGATGTAAATATAAAAAGAAAATAAGGTCCCAACCACCAAAACAAAACAAAAATTTCAATTTTCATTCATGTGTCCACTAGTTATGCCCGCAAGGAAGGACCATAACTATTTTTGTATATATTCAACTAGTGTAGACAGCTTTTCTTTCATTTAGTTCTTGCATAAACCAACAGGCAGAGTTTGCCTAAAACTCCTCCCACACTTGGTGGTGTGGTGATGACAAGCAGTACAGAGTACTGAGACCTGCGGTCCAAACAGCGATGTTTGGGGGTACCGGCGAGGCATACCAACCCAATCACGGATTTATTCCAGAC